GCCGCGAGCACGTACACGGGACCTGCGCCAAAGTTCACCGTCGCCGTGCCATACATCTGCCAGCTGGCGCCCGTGATCGGATAGGAGGTCTGGGAGACCACATCGAGCGTCACGCCATCGAGTCTTGCGATCTTGCACGTCGAGCCACTGTCGAACCAGCACGTGATCACGGCCCCATCAGGGGACACGGCGATCGCGTTGCCGCTCAGCGTGCCGTAGTTCGTCAGGGTGTCGTTGTAGGCGTACTGCGTGTTGCCCGGGATATTGAATCCCATGATCATCGCGTTGTGACCGCCTTCAGGTCCGTCCCAGATGAAATAGCGAAGGTTGACGATATCGAGAGAAATGAAAGGAATCTGGATCGCACCTGTCCGTGCGCTATCGAGGTAGGTTGGATCGACGACCGTCGGCGTGATGGTCGCAGATGCCAGGATCTCGAACATGAATGTTGGATGCCTCGTGCCCTGGTCGCTTCGCAGCAGGCGGTCGGGATAGACGACGTACGCGAGTCCGCGATAGGACAGCGTCGTGCCGACGCCCTGCTGCAGCTCGATCGTCGGGTCAGGCGCCTGGTCCTCGGTTCCGAGGTACAGAACGAACGTCTCGGCGTATTTCACGTTGGCCGCCAGGCGACTCGTGTAATCGTCCCTGCTCTCGCCCGTCTGTCGGGCCCGCGTGTCGTAGACCAGCTCGCCGTTTTCCCAGATCCTCTGGATGCCGAGGATCGGATTATTCGTGCCCAGCATGCTCGTCGTCTCGCACAGCCCGATCGCGATGGACTGCGTGTACGAATACGTCGTTGAGCTCTGATTCGGCGCGCCTTTCCCTCCCTGCTTGGTCGTTGTGGCGTGCTCGACCACGGCATCAAGAAAAATGACCGTGCCCGCCGTCGGGAACACGCCGTAGCCGATGACAATCGGATCGCCCAGCGCGGACGATGTCGTCTGGTGATCCGTGAGCCGCGGTCCCGCCTGGTTGGGCAGCTGGGTCGGGAACAGCGCCGTGCCGCCCAGATACCCGAGCTGCGAACCGTAGAGAGCGCCGACTGGACCGCCCACGATGTAGCCAATGACCGCACCGACAATGGTGAGCGCGACTTGCCCGACGTTACTCACGGCGCGCGGTCCTCAGGGTAATCCACCCCGGGTATCGCCCAGATCGAGTGAAGGAAGCGCGTCCACGGCCGGCCGAACGTCTGCTCGACCACCTGCTTCGTGCGGATCGACTCGGCGTGAATGATGGTGCCCTTATCCGTATACAGCGCAAAGTGGTGCGGATGCTCGGCCCGCGGCATCTTGAACAGCAACACCGCGCCGGCGCGCAGCTCGCGCAGGCGCCTGCAGGTGCGCTGGGTCGCATCGAGCAGAAACGGGCTCGGCTCACGGCCGTACGACACGTTGTCATTCACTCCCAGCAACTGCGCAAGGTCGATGCCACGCAGGGCAAACGTTGTGCTCAGGACTCCGATGCAATCGACACCGCCCACGCCCCGCCCCTGGTGCTGAAAGGGCGCGCCGATGACGTACCGCGCCGCGGATATCAGCTCCCCGACCGTGACCTCCCTATCGCCTGGCAAACGCTGGGCCCTCCCAATCAAGTGCAACGCTCGATGGCTCGGCGCCATTGAGCCAACGCTGGACGGACAGGAAAGCCGCGCCCTTGGCTTCCACGACTGCCCCGTGGCGGATGCCCTCCCTGATGCGCACGATCGCGCCCTTCCCGCGCATCGCTCCATTCGCATCCGTCTCGAGCATTTTCCCCGACAGCACGACGCGGTCTTCGACCAGGAACCTGATGCCACCGCTCAGCGCGACCTCGATGGAGCTGACATTGGGATGCGCGTGCTCCGGGACTGTCCCGGGACCGTACCCGACGAACAACTCCACCTGGTACGGTGGCCTTCGGCACAGCACCATGCCGTGGATGATCATCTTGCCGAATATGAACTCCGTGCCCGCATCGTTAAGAATGCACAGGTCCTCGAGCGCCTGGCACCTGAACCAGCGAAAGAAATCGATCAGCGATCGGAACTCGTTCATGGCGCCCAGGTCCCGATCGGCGCAGGATGAGCGGCGAAGAGCGGCACGGCCGCGTTGGTGAAGTCTTCGCCGTGAACCGTGACCGTCTGATTGAAGTCATAGAACAAATAATCACAATGTTGCGTGTAGGGCGTGCCCGGAGTAACGCCCGTTCCGAGATCGAAAAGCTGCGCAACAGTGAGCGGCGGATTCGGTCCGGGGCCCACGAGGCCAGTCCACTCTGAATGCTGAATCGACTGGCCTGTGGGGCCCGTGCTCGCGAACACCACGCCGCTGGGAGTGGTGCCGCCTGCGTGATATGCGACGGCCCTTGGATAGCAGCGCGAATTAACGGTGCCGCTGGCCACGAGGTCGGGCCCGCAGAGGATCGCCTTGTCTTTCTGGATATAGGCCGCGTACTGATCCAGCTTCTTGTCCGCCGCCGCGATCGTCACGTCACTGATGAAGTTCTGGAACGCGAGGTGCGGCTTGTCGGGAGTCGCCAGGACGATCGCGTCGTGCTCGGCGCAAAGCGCCGTGTAATAGAGTCCCGCGTCGTACCCCGTTCCCGTCAGGTTCACGCCGCCGACCGAAGTCTCCTGCGTGCAGATGCCGGCGAACGCATCGACGCCGTTAAAGCGGGCGCCAATCGCCTGGACAAGCGCTTTCCAGCGGGGGGCAACGACCGGGAGATTCCAGCGCCAGATCTGGCCGATGCCACCACCGACCGTGCAATACGGATGCAGGTACGCCGGCGCGGGATTGGTGCCGTCGAACATGCGCACTTCGATCATCGCAAACAGGGTGATTCCCAATGCGATGCACTGCGCCACTTCCGCATCAAACCTCGTGAAATCGTAGACGCCCTCGCTCGTCTCGATCTCAGCCCACTTGTATCGCATCAGCACGCTGCCGGCGCCCGGACAGGCGGGTCCCGTGACGGCCTGAGAGCGCCCTCCCAGCGTTCCCGTGTGCCCTCCAGGAATGCCGCCATCGGAGTAATCCCCGGTGATCGTGATCGAGCCGTTCGAATAGGCGAACGCTCCTGAGTCCGCGCCGATCTCCAGCTGACTGCGAGCGATCGCAACGCCTAGGCCCATCGAGTCGAACGTCGGAACAACCGGGGTCGGCGGGACCGGCGCAGGTGAGACTGGAGGTACCGGAACGGTCGCCTTGATCTGCTTCGTGGTGCCAGCGACGCCGGACAGGAGCGCGTCGATCCCGGGGATCAGGAGCCCGTAGCCGCGGAAATTCGGAAGATTGTCAAACTTGTTGAGGCAGGTGCTCGCAAGCCGGTCGCATCCGGGCGAGAGAGTGAACGTATCGCCTTCCTCGATGTCCTCGGGAAACGCCTCAAACAGCTGCAGCGCGCCGTCGACATCGACGCGGACCTGCCTGAGCACGCCCGCGTTAAGACCGGTCAGGCAGACCAGGTTCCCGAGGGAGAAATACCCCGTCGGCTGGATCGTAAGACCGCTGACGGTCAATTGGCGGCGCGAGGTGACGGATGAAGCCACCACGTTGATCGTCAACGCGTTGGCATCGACGGTGCATCGCGCGTCGCCAAAACGGATCACCGTGCATTTATCAGAATACGTCTGGACGATGTTCTGCTGGAGCTTTTGCGACAGGCCGCGAACCTCGGTCTTGTAGAGGCCCGACGAGTCGTAGGTCAGCGCGCCCAGATACCCGGTTCGCATGCGCACCTGGCCCATGTCAGGGTTCTGCCAGTTGACGAAGAACGTCTTGACGCCTGCGAAATCGAGGTTGCGGGATTCGATATCATCGACCGTCACATCGAGATAAAGGGTATTGCCCTGGCCGACCGCGCCATCGACCTCCATGTTGTCGACGGCGAGATCGGCATTGCTCGTGACGTTCGATGGCAGGATGTTGGAGGCCGCGCTGTAGGTCCCAGCCAGGTCGCCGCTCGAGACTGTGATGTCCTGATCATGGCTCGTGCCCATGATCACCGCGCCGTTTCGCTTAGTGATCCTCCAGCAAAGCGCCAGCGTGGTCGTCGCGCCCTCGAGGTGCGACTGGAGCGGACCTGGGATCGTCTTCATTCAGGTCGACGCTCCCGAAGCGTGAAGCTGCCGCTCTGGATGTCGACGCCATCGATGATCACGAGCGACAGGGCCGTCGTAAACCTGCAGCACAGGTCGAACTCGCCGCCCCAGGATCCGGGCGTTCCGACGAAGGTCTCACCGGGCACAAGGATCCCCGTCGACTCGTCGATCGTGTAGTCCGTCTGCGCAGCTCCCAGGGTGTTGGCCACGAGGAGCGTCGAGCCGATCGGCCGATAGATCTCGCGCACCTGGGTCAGCGATCCGGCGACGTACTCCTTGACGAGCTGGTACTCGCCGCCCGTCAGCTCCTCGAAGGGCTGATCCAGCATGGTCGGTGCGTCGACAGTCCGGCAGCTCTTGTAGTCGCTCCAGTCCCTGAACCTGAAGCTGCCGCTCATCCCGCCTACGGCATGCCAGAAGATGAGGAGGTTCTGGACGACCGAGGCGTCACGGTTCCCGGTCGGCACGGCCGTGAAAAACGAAAGCGGACGGGACCATCGGCGATCGACACGCTCCTGCCCGCCCTCCCGCTCGATCGGCTTGACCAGGTAGCGCGGCTCGACGGTGAATCCGAACCCCGGGCACTCTGGGAACGTCGGGAGAGCATCTGCCGTGACCACGGGAGTCGTCATCTCAGTTGTTCCTTCCGTTGGCGACCGCCATCGACCTCGCAACCGATGCCGCGATCTGCGCCTGGGTCGCCCGGCTCACGGTCCCCTTCGGCGCCTCGATGTGAAAGTGATTGACGACATTCACGGCGCCGCCCTGTTGCCACGAACCCGAAGGAACGATGCGACCGCCGGTATCCGGGACCATCAGCTCCGGGCCGTCCTCGCCGACAAGATAAGGAACACCGGCCGTCACAGGCCCCCCGCCTGCCAGGCCCGCAACCGCGATCGCCGATGTATCGGCATCGCTCGCAAAGCTCGCATCAGTGATGCCTGAAAATTTAAATATATCCTCGAGGCCACCGAGACCGCCGCTGCTGCTGCCGGTGAGCCCCGCGGCCGCGATCGCAGTCGACATCGATGTGGCGGCAATCGAGCCTCCCGCCACGATCGCGGTCTGCATCGAAAGCGCAGCGACCTCACCCGCTCCTGTCATCGAGGCGGCAATCGTCGCGCCCGTTGTCGCGCCTGACCCGGCGCCCAGCAAGTTGCCAATGGGCGAGCCGGCACCCAGCAGGCTCCCGAACAGGCGCTGGAATAAGTCCTTCGACACAAGTGTGAGCAGCTGTTTTTCGACGTCCGTCAGGAACTGCTGCAGGGCCTTGCTCGCCGATTCGGAGCCGGTGGCAAAGGCCACGAACGCATCCGTGGCCGCTGAAATCAGATCCTCGCGAACCGTGCGCGCCAGCTGCCCGGTCTGCGCGATGAGGCCGTTGATCTGCACGCCGAGCTTCTGATATTCCTCGTCCGCCTTGCCGTTCCCGGGGTTCTCGAGCGCCAGCAATCCATACTGCTCGCGGAGTTTCTGCAGCTGCGCAATCTGATCGTCCAGCGCCTGATCCTGCTGCACCATGTACGACAGATCGCTGAGCTGCCCCTGGGAACGTTCCACGGCAAACTGGGACGCCTGCAGCGCGACCGCTGCTTCCAGGTCCTTGCGTTGCGTCTCGAGCGCCAGCAGGTCCTTTTCGTACTGCTGGAGCTTGTCGAGATCGTCGATGATCTTTGGGTTGAGCTGAATGGAGGCGATGACGCCCTGCAGGTCCTTCGCCGTCTGCTCAGCCGGCCTGAATCCGGACTGCGCGAGCGATTGGACCTTGACATAGAGCTCGTTCAGGTCGGCGATCGCCTGCTGTCGGATCGACGCCTGGTCGCCGGCGATCTCCAGCGCGCTTTTGCCGGCCGCCTCGTCAGCCGCCTGTGACCTGGCATAGGCCTCTGCGAGCTCGCCCTGGATCTTGACGGCCTGATCGTACGCGTCGTTGACCTGCTGCTGCGCCTGATCCGGGGTGATCCCAGAGCCCTCGTCGATCGCCGTCTGGAGCGTGATCTTGATCTGGCGGTTCGCCAGGTCATAGGCCGCCTTCGCCGCGTCATTCAGGTGCCCGGTGAGGGTCAGGATCTCGGCATCCGATTTGGAAAGCGCGTCGGAGGCCTTCAGGAGGGCGAGCGCGTTGGCGCTGTCGAGAATTTCCTTCGCATACGCATCGCCCACCTTGACGCCCGCAGCCATCTCCTCCTGGATGTGCTGGAGCTCGGCGCTCGTGAGTTTCCCCTGGTCGGCGAGCTGCTGGAGCGCGGTGGTCGCCGCTTTGGGCGACATCTTGTTGAGCGTCTCGACGTCGGCCGCCATTTTTCCGAGCGTCAGGTCATACGCGACCGCGGCCGCGCCAGACAGTCCATAGGTCTCGACCTGCTCGCGCAGCTTCTGGTCCATCTTGACCAGTGATTCGATCGCGCTTTCGATGCCCTTCGCGACGGTCGCATTCGTGAGATTTAGCTGTTGAAGTTTCTGATTCGCGGCATCCGACGCCGCCGCGAGTGCCTTCTGCGCATCGACCTCGGCCTGGGTTGGATCGTGCCAGAGTGTGGTGAGCTCATCGACGCGATCGTGGAGGAACTTCCCGATGTCATTATTCGCCCCCGAGACTATGGTCTTGGCTTCGGACGCGACTTCCTTCAGATCCGCCAGGGCTTTCGAGGGATCAGCCGCAAAAAACGTGACGTCCTCAGTCGCGCGGCTCAGGAGCGGCATCAGCGCGATCAGTTCTCCGACCGTCTTTCCAACGATCTCGAGGGCCGACGCGGCAGCGTATCCCGCGGTCGCCAGGCCTCTGAATCCGGCAACGACTCCGTCTACGAGCGACTGGACGGCCTCCTTGTCTTTCGCCATCGCGACGAACTGGTCCGACAAGGCCTGAAGGGCCGGCAACAGCTCCTCCAGCGCCCGGTTGAACACGCCGTGCATCGCCGCTTCGATGCGCTGCATGTTCCCTTCGAAATCACGCGCTGCCTGAGCCGTCGGGGTCGAGATCGCGACCCCCAGGTCGACTGCTTCCTGCTGGGCCTGCTTGATTTTCGCGGAGCCCTGGTCGAGCAGCGCGATGAAGTCAGCGCCGCTGCGGCCGAAGATCTCCTGAACGACGCGCGTCTTGCCGATGCCATCGGCGTACTTCGAAACGGCGTCCGAAACGTCCAGAAACAGCTGGTCGGTACTCTTGAGCTTGCCGTTGACATCGGTGACCGATACGCCCAATGCCGCGTACGCGGCGGCGGCTTTTTGATTCCCTTCCGCTACGCTTCCGGCGCTGCGCGCCAGATTTTCCAGTGGCACGGCGATATCGTCGACGCCTTGGAGTTTCGCGGCATATGCAAACTGTGAAAGCGCATCGGCAGAAATGCCGACGGAGCGAGACAGCACGTCGAATTGTGCCGCGGCACTGACTATCTGCTCGCCGAATGTGAACGCTTCCTTCAGCGCATAGAGGCCGGCGAGGTTCTTTGCGATATCCGAGATCGCCGAGCCGACGTCGCTCGAAAATGACTGAATCTGCTGGGTCGCCTGCCTGAGCCCGGCCGTGTACTCGGAGAACTCCGTCTTGAGCGTGACGACGAGTTCAGCTAAGTCCATTATCGCGCTGCCCGATTCGCGAACGAACGGAACATATTGAAGACGCCGGAACGGGCTTCGGCCGCGCGACGCTCAGGCACCTGTAACATGAAGTCCTTCAAGAGATGCTCGCCCTTGTATGACCCGCGACGAATTTCCCGAGCGATGATGGCCGCATGCACATTGTCGCGATACGGCCCCCATGGCTCCTCATGCCAATAGCGTTGCAGCAGGTCATAATCCGACGCGCCTATCTCAACGACTTCACTTGGCAGAATCCCGATCGCCAGACTCACCCTGCATCGAAAGAGCTCATCCGGCGTCAGACTTTTTTTCGGCGCTCTCCGCCTTAAGGCCTGACAACCGCATGATCGTATCCGTAAGCTCGGCGACGACGTCACTGGGAAAGCCGTTTGCTTCTTCCTCCGTAATCTTTGGGTCAACAGCACCGAGCGAGACCAGGAGCGAGGGACCGCGATACTGATCGGCAATCGCTTCCTTTACCCATTGGCCTCGCTCGGCGTGCGTCAACTCACGAACCACGAAGTTTTCGCCTCGAACGGTCACCCGCGTTTCTTTCAATTTGAATTTCGGCATTTTTTATTCCTCGGTTGATCAGGCCGTCGGCACCGTCACAGAGCCGGTGATCTTCAGGACGAAGTCCACTTCGGCCTTCGCGCCCACGGGCGTAGTGACGTTCCACCCGAGTACAGATGCGTGGAACTCGAAGGCCTCCGGCGGCGACGTGTCGTCCGCGAGCAACCGAAACACCTCGACGGTGTGATTCTTGAAAGCCTGGTAGAGCGCCAGGATGGTGGAATCACCCGACAAGTAATTGCATTTGAGGGTGATCTGGGCTCCATCGGCGAGGCCTGCGCGGTATACGCGCGCATCGTCGCAGAGGGAGGTGACATCGATCTGAGGCTTGCTCTCGCCGATCGAGCCGGAGTCCACCACCGCGCAGAAGTCTGCGAACGTCGGGGGCGAGCCTGAGCCGATCTGAAACGTGAACTCGTTGCCTATACGAGTGAAGCTGGAGGCGGGTTCGCTCATCGTAATTACTCCGTAAGGTTGCTATGCCAAATAAACATGGTGGTCGACACTCGAAACAGTCCCGGCTCGGGGTCAAGGAGTTGAGCTTCACCCTCTTGCCGAATCGAACCGACGTGAGCGTCACCCATCGGTCCGCGAAAATCTATGAGCGCAGCGCGCAGCGCCGCGGCGACCTGAGTGGCCAGGAGATAAGTCGTCGCATAGCAGTCAAACTGGAACACCGACTGCACCATCGGATCCTGCGCACAGTATCCGCCCGTCGCCACCTCGGAAATCTTTGTGAACACCACGAACGGCGGCGCCACCTTTTGCGGAGCAATCAGCGCGTACACACGGCCGGCAATCAGCCCGCTCAATCCGGAATCGGCTGTCAATCTCGTTGTGAGTCCCTGCTCGATCATCCGGCCGCCTGCTTCTCGAACTTTTGCAGGAACGCAAAGAGCTTGTCCTTGAGGTTCTGCTTGATATCGTTCTGGTGCTGGTAGAAGGCCGGGCGCAGCCAGGGCGACGCGGCCATGTGCCGTGTCCCGTGCTCGCTGAAGCCGAGCTCGAGGAACTGCACCGCATAGAAGGCTTTTTTACTCGGCGCCACCGAGGCAATTGCGGCGAGCTTGTCTTTGGTGAGGCCGCTCACGAGCCGGATATGCTGCTCGGCATAGCCAGGGTCGACCACCTCTTTGGTGTAGAGCATGTGCCGGCGGTGCGTGAGGCGAGATCGGCCGAGCAGGTTTGCAACGGCCGCCTTTTGCACCGGGACCATCGCCGCGCGCGTGGCGCTGCGGAGCACGTTGCCGTCGTCCATTTTCCCCATGGCGGTGAGCTTGTCGACGAGCTCGGCCACACCCTTGAGATTTTGATCCTGCGCCATCGCCTAGCTCCGAAATCCGGCCGCGCCACGCGATGTGCACATCATCGAGATCGTCTTGCGTCCGCTGTCACCATCCGGCAGTACAGCCGTGATGTCGTATACGTCGCTGCCGTGCAATACACGCATAGTTTCTGATATGCCCGGCCTCCACCGAATCGTGATCGAAGTATCGACCGTCGACGCGATCT